ATGGGGCTGCATTCTGGGATTACTACGATAGAAGGTTCGAACTCGCTGAAAGCGAGCCAGAACAGCCGAAAGAGGAGCCCACTGTGCTGGAACGAGTAACATCCAAGATCGAGCGATCAACCCTAATCTACAACTACCTCGACACCAAAGACTCGTTCGAGCGTGCTATGGCCGCTTACAACGAGGCTTGCCAAGCGATTCGGGATAATATCAAAGATGGCGAGAAGTTCGTTTACACGCGATATGGAGAGGGTTATATCGTGCAGCGTGACGCTGCTGGATTTACCGTCGATAAGATCGATATGGTCTAAGTGATCCGCTTAACGCTAGCAGCTTCCAACGTGGGGGCTGCTAGCAGCCCATCGGGATCGATCATTCCCGAGTCCATCAATAGCTCAAAAATCTTTCCACGGACTTCCGTGGGGAGATTAGCGAGATCAAGCTGTTGAGTATGCGTGTGGTTGTGCTCGATGCTTCCTGAATGTTGGATCTTGTTGCCGTATTCTTTCGGCATAAGCCGCTCGGCGGCGAACATGGTCGCCTTTTCTGAGCCTAAAGCTATCAGCTTGAATAGCTGCCCCTCGACGAAGAAGCGTTTAGACGCTTGTACTTCAGCTATCATATCGGCAAATTCAGGGTCGCTAGCGACCCATTTATTGAACTGCTTTACTGGTACATTCAGTGCCTTACACGCTGCTTGTACGTCAAAGAAATTTTGCATCAAGCCGTAAGCTAGGATTCGCTGCCTCTCTCGTTCGCCATTGTTGGCGATTGCGAGCAATGCGGATTGTTTAGCGTCGGCTAGTGCTTTATGGTCGTTTAGAATCGCCCAATACGCTTTAGATTCATCCGATAGCGATTCGAAACAAGCTGGTAGCCGATCCGCCTGAGCCGCTTGAGCGGCATTGGCGAAGGGCTCGTATTGGTAGAGATCTGTTAATTGCTGTTCGGATACATTTAGATTTTCAGCGATTTTCGCTGTATCATCTCCGAATTTTAGATGCAGGCGATAAGCCTGCCAGATTAGATTGGGGTCGAGGTCCATTACTTTACCGCTTTTAGCGGTCGGAAGGTCTGGCTTTAATCAAAATCGGATTGGTGTAAGTGCTTACATTGAGGCGATAATAGTTTCCGCCCGAAACGCGGAGAGCTATATTCGCCGTAAGGGAGACTTCTCCGGCAGAATCCCTAGCTGCAAACCAGTTGGAATCGTCTGGCGATACTTGAAGGGCAGCGATTCCCCATCCAGCAGCAGAAAAGAATAAAGTATGGTCGCCTTCAGGCAGATACCAACTGGCACTATTACCAGATGAGCTTACGGTGAGTGGTAATCCAATTATCATAGTCGAGTCGCTTTCGATTTAGGGGTTGAGTTCATTATAGCAAGCCTGCGTTTTGTACGTCTGTTTTCGTCGGTAATACCGTCGAAGCTTCTATTTGAGCAAGGGTCGGCTTGCCGTCCACACTCGTCTGGGTCGCTCTTTCGGCTACAGTCGCTTCTTTGGCCAGTACGGTTGACGCTTCGATTTGCGCAAGTGTCGGCCTTGCTGTTGCCACGACTCCCACCGCGTTGACAGTTGCCTCTCTTGCTAGGATCGTTGAAGCCTCAATTGCTGGAAGGCTTGGCTTTGTGTCTACGGAACCTGTGACGTTACCACCTACGTTTCCAACCACCGAAGCAACCGAACCGCTAACATTACCCGCAACGCTTCCCACCGAGCCTGTCACGCTTGCAATCGTAACATCCGAGGCAACCTTAGCGTCGGTGATTGCGTCGTTAGCAATACCTGCCGCTGTTATCCAGTTGTTTGGGATTGATGGCAGGTTTGTTAAGTTGGTGACTGTAGTAATTGTGCCTGCTGTAATATTCGTTGGAGATGCAACTGTTGTTGGAAAGGTAGCCGCAAGAAAACCTGTCGGCTGCGTGTACGTTGCCATCCTCGACGAGACAGCAACATCTAGATTCCCAACCGTAAGACCTGTCACCGCTGAGACAGTCGGCACAACTGCCCCGGTATGCGTGACCCCATCAAGCCTTACCTGCCCCGCTGTAGCTGCGTTAGTCGTTACGATAGTCTTGCTGACCGATGTACAATTAGCTTTGTAGGCTGCAACGATAAAAAACTCTGCGTTCGTTTCTGCCTGTGTCGGCGCATAAGTCCAAATGCCACTCGTAGCATCACAATCAAGCGTGCCTGCTGCTGCTCCCCAAGCACCTATACCGATCTTGACTCGTGCCGACGCTCCTGTCGTTTGCTGTGTTCCGTCTGATTTCAGGACGATCTCACCTAGATCGATAACAGGAGGTGATGCGTTATTACGTGGGTACATATCCTTAAATCCTCCCCCGATAGCTTGGCGATTGCGTGACGCCACAACCGAAATCTGTATACCCGGTGGTGGCGTGTTTTGATTCGACAGCAGCAGAAGCATAGTAAAAAAAACCCATCAGCAGCATGTTAAATTACCAATGGAATTACACTAAAGTTAAAAGTAGGTTTTTCGTCTCGGTTGTTTTTGCGATTTGGGAATCAATCATTTCGATCTGTGCAACGTCACCGAGCAAAGCGGCACTAGATCGCAAGTGCCCCAGGTACACTAATCGACGTTCACACAACTCAATCAATTCGCTGATGGACATTAGATCACCATTTGCCGATACATTAAGGTTGAAGTGTTCATCAACAAGTAGACGTAGTGGATTTCTGTTGCGCCGTCGTAATACGTTGCATCGAAAGCCGTATCTCCGACAATAGCAGCACCTTGGACGACTGGCATCGTTGTCCAGCCCATCATGTTCTGGTCGGCAATGTCGTACTCAAACCAACGGTTCGTGGCGTCTTTTTGAATATACAACTTGTCGTTGATGTACGTGTATTTCGATCCTGCACCAAAGACTTCAGTAGCAGGTGAATAGGTGACACCCGACACCCACGTATTCGCTGCGATGTCGTAGTAGTCAAGCACCGCACCGGCAGCACCACGGAACGAATAGATTCGCTGCCCGTTGATGATTGCGTTTTCGTTCGTCCAGTTGGTATTCGTCTCGCCATAAATCCAGTGTGCAGATAGACCAGCACCAGGAGCCGCAGCCCTTGCCGCTGTTGGCGATAACGTAGTCCATGTATTCGACGTGATCGAATAACGGTAAAGCGTTACTGCGTTGTTGCCCAGGTAGTAAATGAAGTCGTCGTTGCCTTCAATCGAATACACCGAAGTTGCATCGGGTTGAGTTGTCCATGCAGAACTTGTGGTTATTACTGTAGCTGTGTTGGATGCAATCGTTCTGATCTGTCCCGCACCAGTTCCAGACACAATCCGAATCTGATAGTTAGTCCATGAGTTGACTGCCCAAGCCTTGCCTGA